GATGTTGCGAATACGTTACCATTAGGTATCTATTCTGCTAATGCTGAATTTCTTTCTGGTGCAGCAGACCAAGTTGCATTTGTTTATAAAAGACTTGGTGGTGATGTATTAGACATTGAATTAACAACAGGAAATGTTTATGCAGCTTATGAAGAAGCTGTACTAGAATACTCTTACCTTGTTAATCTTCATCAATCAATTAATGCTCTTCCAACAATGCTTGGTGCAGCAACTGGCACTTTCAATCAAGATGGTGAATTTAAAGCTGGCTCTGCTCTTGTAGGACAAAATCCAGAGTTAGCTTATCCAAAATACAATTTGCATTATGTTACAAGGTATGGAGATGCATTTTCTACAGAAGCGGGTATTGGTGGAACAGAACCAATTTACTCAGCTTCAATACCAATAGTTCCTTTCGTTCAAGATTACGACTTACAAGCAATCATTGAATCAGCTTCGTTAAACAACTATGATCCTGCTACAGAAGGCCCAGTTCCATACTCTGGTTCAGTTGGTAATAAAAGAGTTATTATTAGAAGAGTATTTTACAAAACTCCAAATTCAATGTGGAGATTCTTTGGATACTATGGCGGTTTAAATGCTATTGGTAATTTATCATCTTATGGTCAATATGCAGATGATAGCACATTTGAAGTAATTCCAACATGGCACAATAAACTTCAAGCTATGGCATACGAGACAGCAATCTACACAAGAAACTCTCATTTCTCTTATGAGATTAAAAATAATAAAATAAGATTCTTCCCACAACCACCAGACATAGGTATTTCAAATTATTGGGTTGAGTTTACTATTTCAAATCAATCCAATCCTTGGGAAACAATATCTGGATCTTCTGATGATACTGTAAATGGTGTTAATAACATAAACACGCTTCCATTTGCAAACTTACCTTACAACAGTATAAACTCAATTGGTAAACAATGGATACGTCGTTATGCTCTTGCAATTTGTAAAGAAATGCTTGGGCACATTAGATCTAAATTTAGTACTATTCCAATACCAGGAGAATCTGTAACACTTAATGGCCCTGCTTTAATGAGTGAAGGTAAAGAAGAAAGAAAAGAATTGAAAGAAGAATTAAATAAGATTCTAGATCAAGTTACTTACCACAAGCTTGCTGAGGTTGAAGGCAAAATGTCTGACGATATGCAAAAAGTTAGTCAGAAAATTCCAGTTCTTATTTATGCAGGATAACCATTAATGGAAGATAATAAATTACAAGAAATAACTTTTCAATCGTCTACAGTAGAAACTATTGATTTAGCTTTTTATAACTGGATAAACTATGAAATGGATTTGTCTGCAACTTATCCAGAAGGTTGGAAAAAAGTACCTATTACGTGGGTATCAGCAGAAAGAACACATCAGATAAAAAATAACAAAGACATACGTGATTCATCTGGTATGATAATCTACCCAATCATAACTATTGAAAGAAAATCTATAAATAAAGACCCACAGAAAACAGGTTCTATACCAGCTAATTTAAGACCAGTTAAGGATGAAAAGGGTGGAGTTATTACAATAGCAAGAAGAGTAAACCAAGAAAAAACTTCTAACTTTCAAAATGCTGACAACATTAAATACAATAAATCTCCAAGATCAAACCCTGTTTTTCCATTAAATTCAACTGGTTATTCTAACAATAATAAAATTGTTTATGAAACAATAACTATTCCAATTCCTGTTCACGTTACAGTTACTTATCAAATAAACATAAAAACAGATTATCAACAACAACTAAATGAATTAACTACGCCATTCTTTACGAGAAATGGAAATACAAGATACATCCAATTAATGCAAGATGGTCATAAATACGATGCGTTTATTAAAGGTGATTTTAATTTTGAAAATAATTCTGCACAATTAAATGAAGAAAGAAAAACTTATTCAACTACAATAACGGTTGAAGTTATTGGTTATTTAATTGGCGATGATAAAAATCAAATAAGTCCTAAAATGGTAATAAGAGAAAACGCTGTTGAAGTTAAATTTCCTAGAGAAAGAGTTATAGTTGGTGACATACAAACTTTCTTGAATACTTCTAAAAATAAAACAAATTACAGATCTTAGCTCCTTTTGATAATTAATAGACTATTTATTATTGATTATTAACATTCTATTAAGCAGGGAGTTTAAATAAATGGCAGCTTCATCATACAGATTTGTATCCCCAGGTGTTCAAGTACAAGAAATTGACAATTCAGTTCGTACTTCAGATGCCGCTCTAACAGGTCCAACAATAATTGGAAGATTTGAAAAAGGACCAGTTATGCGTCCAGTTTATGTTAACTCTTTTTCTCAATTTATTCAAACATTCGGTAATCCAATACCAGGAAATAATGGCACAGATGTTTGGAGAGATGGAAATTACGTAGGACCAACTTATGCTGCTTATGCCGCTCAAGCTTGGCTCCGTAATACACCAGCACTTAACGTAATTCGTTTAGTAGGTACACAGCACACCAACGCTACTGTAGGTGGTAAAGCTGGTTGGACTACTGATAATTCTTATACTGCAAATTCTGCTGGCGGTGGTGCTTATGGTCTATTTGTTTATCCTTCCGCATCTGCTGGAACTGCTGTAACTGGTACTCTTGCTGCAATTTGGTATGTTCAATCTGGTTCTGTACAACTTAAAGGCTTTACCGCTGGTAGCCCACTAAGTCTAAATCAAGGTACGAACATAGTTGTAGCTTCTGCTGTTGGCGGTTCAACATCAGAATTCCAAGCTATAGTAACATACCCAGGTGGTACTTACACTTCTAACTTTAACTTTGATAAAGACTCAGATAAATACATCAGAAAAGTTTTCAACACTAATCCAATACTAACTAATGCTGATGTTACAACTGCTGACAACTTAGAATACTACTGGCTTGGTGAAACTTTCGAAAGAAGCTTGCTAGAAGTATTTAACAAACAAACTCCTTCTTATACATTATCATCAGCAAATTGCTATGGTTTTATTGCTGCCTTAACAAATGGTACACAAAATGTTGCAGATCACAGAATTGCAGCACAACCAGCAAAAACAGGTTGGATAATTGGTCAAGATTTAACAACCAATACATCAGTATTCAATGCAGCTAATCAACAAAAATTATTTAGAATTGCAACATTAGATGCTGGTGAGTATGAACAAAAGAGCTATAAAGTCTCTATAGGTGACGTTAAAGCCCCAGCAACAGATTTTGAAGATTATGGTACATTCTCACTTTATGTCAGAGCTGCAACAGATTCTGATCTTACACAGAAAAACATTGAAGTTTGGTCAAATCTTGATTTAAATCCAGCATCACCAAACTACATTGCCAGAAGAATCGGTGACAAGTTTGTACAATGGAGTGATACTGACAGAAGATTAAGAGAGTATGGAACCTACACCAATAACTCCAAATACATTCGTGTAGAAATGAATGATGATGTTGATGCTGGTAACGTTGACCCAACATTCCTTCCATTCGGTTTCTTTGGTCCTCCAAGATACAAGAGCTTTACATTAACAAGCGGTTCAAATCCAACAATAGCTGCTCCTGTAACTGGTGGTTATGGACCAACTTATTCTGCTGGTACGTTTGCATTTACTGCCGCTAACGTAACTGCTTCTATAGTATTCCCATCAGTACCACTCGTTGTTTCAGCTTCTGATGCTGGACTAAGCGATGCAAGAGATGCATTCTTTGGTATTACTACTACAGATGGTGGAGCAAATAACGAATTTAGCTACACATACTATGATTTCACAAGAGCTAATGTTTATTCATCATACGAGTACACAAATCAATCATACCTTGAAAACTCATTCGTATTCTCACTTGATGATGTAAGTGGTTCTGCCGCAACTGGAACTGGTGCAGTTTATGTTTCTGGTTCAAGAGTAACTGGAACATCCTTAACTGCTGTAAGTGGTGGCTACCGTGGTGTTTTGAATGCTGGTTACAATAGCTTTACAATGCCTTTGTTCAATGGCTTTGATGGTTTTGATGTAACAGAAGCAGAGCCATTAAGAAACAGCTTAATGACCAACTCACCAACTGAAACAACAAATTACGTCTACAATACATACAAACGTGCTATTGACACTTGTTCAGACCCAGAAGCATTAGTAACAGACATAATTGCAGTTCCTGGTCTTACAAACAATTCACTTACAAATCATCTTGTAAGAACATGCGAATCAAGAGCAGATGCACTTGCTATAATTGATTTGGCAAATGTTTACAAACCAGAAGCCGAAGGTACTGCTACAACCAAACAAAGCAGATACACAGGAACCGCTGCAAGTGTTGCTAACGATGTTAAGACAAGAGGATTAAATAGCAGCTACGGCGCAACATACTATCCTTGGGTACAAATCAGAGATACTGTTTCTGACAGAGTATTGTTCGTACCACCATCTGTAGTTGCTCTTGGTGCTATGTCTTACGGTCAAGCATCACAAGAACTTTGGTTTGCTCCAGCAGGTTTCACAAGAGGTGGATTAAGCGAAGGTCGTGGTGGTGTTCCAGTAATTGGCGTAACCGAGAAACTTACATCAAAAGATCGCGATACACTTTACGAAGCTAACATCAATCCAATAGCTTCTTTCCCAGCAGAAGGAATTGTAATCTTTGGACAAAAGACTCTTCAATTCACACCATCTGCTCTTGACAGAATTAACGTTCGTAGAATGATGATCTTTGTTAAGAGAGAGATTTCAAGAATTGCTTCAAGACTTCTATTCGATCAAAACGTAGATGTAACTTGGTCTAGATTTACAGGTCAAGTAAACCCATTCCTTGGAACTGTTAAATCAAGATTAGGTCTTACTGACTACCGCGTAATACTTGACAAAACCACAACTACACCAGATTTGGTTGACAGAAACATAATGTACGCAAAGATCTTCTTGAAGCCAGCAAGAGCAATTGAGTTTATCGCAATTGACTTTACAATAACTGATTCTGGAGCGTCATTTGTTGACTAATGACTATTTATTATTAAAAGGTTGGAGGATTATTTAAATGGCATTCTGGAATGAAGCAGCATTAGAACCAAAAAGAAAGTTTAAGTTTCTAGTTAGATTTGGAGCAGCATCCGAGGGTTTACCAAGCTTTATCGCAAAGAAGTGTGATAAACCATCTTTTGATGTATCTGAAACTCCTCATGATTTCTTAGGACACAAATTTTATTATCCAGGCAGAGTAACTTGGAAAGAAGTTACAGCTACTGTAATTGATCCTGCTGGTTCTGGTGGTGGTGGAGATGATGATTTATCAACAGTAACTGCCCCTTCAACAGATGTAACTGATGCTGTTTACAAATTGTTATTACGTGCTGGTTATCAATCTCCTACTGCTGCTGGTGCTGCTATAACAGGTGCTGGTGCAGGTTCTACATTAAGAACAATGGCTAAAGGTACAGCAACAAGACAATTTGATCAAATTCAAATTATTCAAATTGACGCAAACGGCGATGCTCTTGAAACTTGGACTCTTAATAATGCTTGGGTTAAGTCAGTAAACTTTGGTAATCTAGATTATTCATCTGACTACATTAATGACATAACGTTCACATTCAGATACGATTGGGCAGACGTAGCAATAACTCAAACTTCATTCGATTCTTCAATAGAACGATAATAGGGGTCTTAAATGTTTTGGGCTAATAAAGATGGTTCAACAGAGAAACAAGTTGAATTAAGAAAGAAAAATCTATTTGTTGCAAGGTTTACCAACACTGCAACAGATAAATGGCAAGGTACTCCAAAAGAAAAAGAGTTATCTTTATTAGTTAAAAAGATTGATGCTCCTTCTATTAATTTAAATTTTGAAAGAGCTTACGCTTCAAGTTTTGTGCATTATTTCCAACAAGGTGAAATCTTTTGGGAACCAATAACCATAACTTTTGTTGATGTAATAGATCGATTTGGTAATGAAGAAACAGGCGAAATACCAAAATGGAGAACTATCTTTTTTAATTATTTTAACAATTCTCCAATAAGAAAAGATAATAGAACTGGTGTTTTAGATAGTCCAATTTTTTGTAGACAGATAACAATAGAAAATTATTCTTCTCTTTACAAAGATAAAGGAGAAGAAAAAGAGCAATTAAACTTTGACTCAGTAACTGATAAGTTTGTTATCTATAATCCAAGAATAACAAAAATTTCATTTGGTTCGTTTGACTATAGTTCTGACGATGCAAATGAGATTACTGTTACATTTGTTCCAGAATGGTGTGATTTAGGTACATAATTAACAACGAGTGATAAATGAGAAATAACTTAGAAAGGTTGGGCTTAGAATCAAAAAGCCCACAAGATGATAATAGTGCAGCAACAAGTGCACTAAACTTTGTAGTTCCAACAGAAATAGTAGATCTTCCATCAAAAGGTTTGTACTACCCAGAAGGTCACCCACTTCATCATAAAGATACGATTGAAATTCGCTACATGACAGCAAAAGATGAAGATACTTTGACTAATCAATCTTTATTAAAAAAAGGATTAGCATTAGAAAAAGTATTGCAAGACATAATAATTGACAAGTCTATCAAAATTGAAAGTTTGTTAATTGGTGATAAAAATGCTATAATAGTTGCTGCAAGAAAGTCTGCATACGGTTCAGAGTATGAAACAAAAATTAATTGTCCTTCTTGTACTAAAACACAAAATTATACATTTGATTTAAATAATTGTAATGTTAAAGAACCAATTTCATTAGAAGAAATACAAGATCTTGGTATTGAATTTACAGAAGAAAAAACATTCTTAATAAGACTACCAGTATCTAAATTTGTTGTTGAAATTAAACTTTTAAATGGAAAAGATGAAAATTATTTATCTCAAAAAACAAGAGAAGCACAACAAGCCAAGAAAGATTTGGATTCTATTTTGTCAACACAATTGCGAATGATGATTAGATCCGTAAATGAGGTAACAGACAATAAAATAGTAAATGAAGCTTTAGGATTATTACCAGCAAAAGATTCAATTACAATAAGACACATTTACAAAAAAGTAGCTCCAAGCATGGATCTATCGCATGATTTTGAATGCAGATTCTGTTCTCACGAAACAAGATTGGAGGTTCCGTTTACAGCGGACTTTTTTTGGCCTAAGTGAAGAATACCAAAAGCAAGTTTATGAACAATTCTTTATTTTAAAGTATCACGGTGGTTGGTCTTTTATTGAAGCCTATAACCTTCCAATAGGACTTAGAATGTGGTTTGTTGAAAGACTTGCTAAACAAATAAAAGATGAAGCAGAAGCAATGGAAAAGGCTTCTAAGAAAAGATAATACAAAAGGGGCTTAATGCTCCTTTTGTTTTTATTAACTAATTAATAACATGATTAAAATTAAAATTAACGAAGCTAGGTTTACAAAGGCTTTAACAAGTCAAGCACAATCAATCCCAGCAACAAAATCTAAAACTACTAAAACTCTAAATGTGTCACCAACAAGTGGAATAGAATCTACACAACCTTCTACTCCTCAACAACCAGAACAGCAAATCGAAAAAGATAAAACAATACAGTACAATGACAAATTTTATTCTTTTACTACTAGTGCAAAAGCTAAACAACCATCATGGCATGAAATAGTAAATGGAATGTATGAATTAGTAGAAGATAAAAATTTAATTAATGATTTAAATAATTTTGCTACAAATAAACAACAAGTTGCAACACCTGTTCCCTTAGACGCAGAAGATGCCCCGACCGAGGAGGCTGCAACTCCCGTAGATGTAAAAGAAGTATCTGATGAGGTTAATTATAAAGAATTGTATGAGAAAATTCATTCGTATGATCTTGGAAAATTAGGTGAGATTGCACAATTTACAGATACAATAATAAATTATCTTTCACAAAATAGTAATTTGTTTACTGCTTCTTATAAACAAATAAAAGAAGGAATTGGACAAGAAGATATAGAAATTTTTAAACAGTATAATTTTATAA